ACCAATAGTTAATGATAGATTCAGTTACTACAGCTTTGTCACCGTCTTCTGGTCTACGTGCATTAACGTTAATCTTTGGGCGACCAATAGAAACAGCTGGAGCTAATGTATTGATGGTTGAAAAAGCAATGTTAACAAGGAGTCTGTCACCTTGTAAATAACCACGGTAGTGCCTACCACGATAAAGGTTAATAAGTCTTTGCCAAAGATTGTCATAGTTTTCATTCTTGCGCCAGTTTCTAGAGTAATCAACTTTTTTTCTATAGCTTGATAATTTATCATAATTACTTTGTCTTGCCATGTTAGCAGTCCCACTTCTTTAATGCCAACGCTTTACGTGTTGGTCTTCCTTTTGCATCCTTCATTGGTCCTGGATTTCCTTCCATCCTAGCGCAAAAAGATTTTCTTCTTGCTGCGGCCTTTGGTGACTTAGCTGCCTGCTTAGCGGTAACTGGTGGCTTTAGATTCATACCTTGAGCTTTTGCGGATGCGCGGCCTTTAGCATTAAGTCCACCTGTAGGACTCTTACCTTCTTTTCTTTGCCATGCAGGAGTCTTAGCCATTATTTCTTTTTCCTCGCAGCTTTCATATTATCAACTAAATTTGGGTAAGGTCTACCTGCAGCTTTAGCAGAAGCTTTAGCTGAAGCTTTTTGTGCAGGTGTGAGTTTCTTTGGTGCGCCTAAAGATTTAGGACGTGCCTTTTCCCATACTGGTTTACTTTTTTTTGCCGCCATTTTTCTTCTTCTTTCTAGGAGTATAATTCTTAGTTGTTGTAGAAGGTAATGCTGGATATTTTGGATTACCTGGCATTGGTATTCGAAACTGCTGTAACAACAAGGTCTACGCTACCAACAAAACCAGCTTCTGATTTTACAACTAATGTAGTTAGACCAGCAACTGGAACTCTAGCAGTCCATACTTCAGCCGATGGACTTGAACCAGCTTCTGAAGTAACTGCAGTTGTCCAGTTTGTGCTATCCAACTCTTGTACTGCAATAGCGGTATATGCTGTTCCTGTGTTGGTTGCATAGAAGGCTATACTTCCATCCCATATGCCAGAAAGTCTAATGACTGCATCTGAATAATCTGCAACATTGAAAGTTCTTTCAACTGAAGCACTTGTTAGTGTTGATGTATAAGTTTGCATTATTTACCTTTTACTTTCTTAAGATTTGGATTCTTTCTTTTTGCGGCAGGTGATGCCTTGCGTGAAGCATTTGCAAGTATTGCCCCTGCAGACTCCATGCTATAGTTGCCCTTCTTAGCAATTTGCTTTTGAGCTGCTTTAAAGCCCATTCCTTTTTTAGCTTTCATTACTTGCCTGACTTTGGAACCAATTTATATTTTGGAGGATTGCTCATCAAAGTAAGTACCGTATAACCATCTGGAATATTCTTAGGATATTTTGTTGAACCACTTCCACCTTGGTACTGACGGTCCACTGGCTTTCCACCTTCTGCAGGACCTTTTTTGCGACCTGGATTATTTTGTGGCTTAGGTGCCTTTAGTGTTGGTGGAGCTGGTGGTGGTGGAGCTGACTTCATTGCTTTACCTATTGGCTTTCCAGAATCAGAACCTTGAGCAGATTGAAAAGCTTTGCCCATTGGGCTATTCATTACTTCTGTAGCTCTGTTTACTTTCTTACCCAATACTGGTTTCTTAGCCATTATTTTTTTCCTTTTTTCTTAGAAGCCTGTGAACCTGCACCTGTGTACTTCTTTGTTATAACACCTTTGACAGAAGGTGATAATCTGCTACTAGTTTCTTTAAATGAAGCATCTGGACTAAGTTGTGCCTTTATTATTTCTACTTGGTTCTTATAATTTTTCTTACTGAACGGGTTGTTTCCTACCTTAACAGTCTTGCGAACTGTATCTGTCTCAAATCCAGGAACTGCTTTTGTGCGAGCAGCATCTGTCTTTATTCTTTTAGCAAGATTTTCTGTAGCAGAACCTCTGTTTGCTTGTCCTGTCATACGAGAAGATTGAGCTCTTCTTGCTTGAGGCGACGCACCAGGACCTGGATAGTCAATAGGACCCTTTGCTGCCTTGTATGCTTCGGCCACTGTTGGCTTCTTTGAATTTTTCTTACTTGCCATCTTTTTTTCCTACTTTCTTTAATACTTCTAGTCGTTGTTTAGCTGTAGCTAATCTTTTTTCTGCTTTGGTTACTTCTTTTTTAGCTGCTTTAGTAGCTGGTACTTCTATCTTTTTACCTTTAGTTACTTTTCCTGTTTTAATTTTAGGATATGATTTTATTTCTTTCTTCATCTTTTGTCCTTTAGATGCCAATCAATATGTCCGTCTAGTTTGTCAGCAATCTTGTCTATCTTGCCGGCTAGAACGCCGTGTTGTTCACTGCTCTCTTTTCTAAACGATTGTATTAATACAACCATTGGTCCACCTATAATAGCAACAGCTACTGGCACCAACCACTCCATCAGATTAACTCTTTACGACTTGATACTTTTTCAACGTTAGGCATTGCTTCATACATTCTTTGAGTCTCTCTAATGGTTGTATCATTCCATGTAGACTTGCCATAACTTGCTCCCCTGAACCCAAACTTGATGCCTTTGATGTGGCAGCTAAAGCAAATACCACGTTTGATATCATTCTCTTCTGAAATTTCTTTGGAACAATCCAAACAGTGCATAAAAACTCCTATATAAGTATAGTTCACTCGTTACATTATATCAGTAACTATTGAATTCACCTATCCAATAACGCTCTTTAGTCTTAATTGGCTTATGTAGCTTCTTTTCAAAGTAATTCATGGTTCCCCATGGAGAGTCAGTTTTAGGCTTATACTCTGGCAGCCAAACGTACTTAAGCATCTGGTTGGCAATAGCCAAAGACATTACTCGGTCGTCGTGCGGGGAGCCGTGCGTAGAGCCATTGTCATCACGGACAAAGGTCTTAAGTTCAGCTATCGTATATTCACATCGTAGGTCTAATGCACCATCTCTTAGATTGGCATTCAATTCGTCTATAGCTAAAGGCTTAGTCAAGGTTGTTGTGCGCCAACCCAATGCCTCTGTGGCTTCAGCGTGGCGTTGGTTTAATCTACGCTGTCTATAAAGATTAATATAATTAGCTTTATTTAAAGCAGTTAAAGTTGTTAAACCGTGGTTATTAGACTCAACTCCTATTAAAGCTTCATTATAAAAGAACCCCAATGCATAAAGAACTTCTTCGCCAAACTTGTCTGGGTCAATATGACCATGCCAGTGGGCAACTATAAGACCAGACTTAGCATCAATAACATGAGCGGTAGAATAGTCACCCCTAGCCAATCCTTCGGCCACGTCAGCTCCAATAGCATAAACAGCTCCTGCCTGTGGTGTTTGCCATACGGAGAGCGGTCCACCGGAGGACTCAAACATATAAGAGTTTCGAACATCAGAGAGTTTTTTATTAAAACCTTTCTTAGGGGTTGTTGTAATAAATCTATTTAAAGCGTCAATGTCAAATACTGGTCTGCCAGAACGAATGAATGCTTCTTCTGGATTAGATGGGTACTCTTGGTGTAGTTGCCATATTGGTAGTTCTGCGGCTTGCGCGTCATACCAGGCTTGGTCACGACCAGATGCTGACCATGGAAAGAAGATTCCACGGAAACGATTAGTCCCAGTCTGCGACCCATGCCATAAATTAAAGAATATATTACCTTCACCCTTGGCAGTAGACAAGCAGATAACACGACCACCTACGTCAGCAATTGGCTCGATTGATGCCCAGGCTTCCTCAGGATTAGGCAAAAAAGCCATCTCGTCGATTATAGCCAGATACACTGATTCACCTCTAGCAGGCTCGTTAGCAGATGGCATTGATTCAATTACAGAGTCATTACTAAAGGACATCTTAAGAACGTTATTTTGTAATAGTTCAGGACCAGACAATCTCATCCAGTCAGGTATAAATTTATAAATATACTTAGCCTTTTGTAAAAGCTTTGTAGCTTCACGTTCAGTCTTTGAAAGCATAACCACAAATCTGTCTGGCCAAAAGAAAGTAATCCAGAAAGCATATGCTGCAGCCAAAGTGGAGAATCCAATCTGACGTGCCTTTAATACTATTGTATATCTATCACTTAACCATGCTTTAACAGTTTCTTTTTGCGCGTCCCTTAAAACAAAAGCAATACGTCCTTGGTTAGGGTGTTTAATATAAGCATAGTTTTCACAGAAGAAAGCAAATGCTTCTGCTAGTTCTGCTGGTGTTGCGTTCTCTGGCCCACGGCACTTACGAAAGTTCCACTCATTAAGTAAACTATTTAGTTCCACGCCAAAACTCCAATCCCGAATAACGCTGTATTGTTTCTGGCAAGAACACGTCTTCTGGTTTGCGTGATTTCTTTTCTAACTTTGGTCTTACTTTGTGTAGATTCTTAATCCCTGTAAGACTGTTTTCAGAGATACCTGAGCTGTCTTCAATGTTCTGATATTCATGATTGTATTGCGGAATTTCCAAGTATTCATATATTTTATTAATTTCCTTCTGTGGATTGGTGGTTAAGTCATCATACTCAACAAAGTGAAACAAGTGTCTATATTCTGGATTCATTGCATGTTTCATATTATTTAAGCATCTCATTATATCATTACCAAACTTCATTAGCCAATCTGCTCTGCGGTCAGCCATTGGTTTATCTGGAAATGTTTCTAATAAAACTTCTTTGTCCATTAAAGCATTTTGCTGCGAATCAGGATGAGCATTAATGATTGTGTCAAATGAAACTAATATATCAAGTATATCTCTTACTGGACATATTATTTTAATATTTTGATTTATATAACGATAAGCTACTTCTACGCCATTGGCTGATGTCCAATTAAGGTTCTTATCAATGATGTAGTTAGCTTGTTTATCATAATAAAAGTTTTGTGGTATTGCGGCAATTGCATTAGATATTGCGTTGCCTCTGTCATAGTCTTTATGTTCAAATGAATCAAATGTTTGTGTAGCATTAATCATCATTTGTAACATTGGACTTGCCGGCGAAACCCACAAGTCTGGATTTTGATTTAAGATTGAACTAAGTACTGTTGCACCTGAGCGTTGAAGCCCAGCTAAAAAAAATATTTCCTTCATTTATTTTCCTTCGTTATTTAATTATGCGTTTGTTGCCATTATATACCAGTTGGTACCATCATACACTATAGTGCTAAATCTTCCACTGTTTGCAGAATTAATATCTGTTTGTGCTGCGCCACCATTGTGTGGAATAACATTACTTGATGCCGATATAACTTTATGGTTTACATGGTTTATAAATGTTACTGCGCGTCCAATATATTCTGAACCAGATGGTAAAGTTACAGTTAAGTTACTGGTTTTAGTATTTACAATATAGTTTTCTGTATCAGCTAAAGTAAAGTCTGCATTCTTTTCTACTGGTGCAGTAGATGCATAGTATTCAGAAACTTTAGCATAACCTGTTACTGATGCGCGGTTTGTGTCAATGTCAAATCCAACACCAGGAACTCTAAAGTTTGTAACTGAAGCGTTACCTAATGTTATTTGATTAGATACAGATGCAGATGTTGCTGCTGCGTTATAACCAAGAATAATATTATTAGAACCAGTTGTTAAGTTATTAGTTCCGCTGTTTCCAGAGTTGTAACCAATTGCTACGTTATTAGAACCACTAGAAATATTATAGCCAGCGTTGTAACCAAGTGATGTGTTTCCAGCGCCAGCTTGATTATCCCATGAAGAGTAGGCACCTATTGCAGTGTTGTAGTTTCCACTACTTCCACTAAAGTAATAAGTATTACCTGAATCCCATCTTGATAATGCGGCGAATCCAATTGCGGTGTTACCGTTACCAGCAGTGGAGTTATAATATGACCATACACCAACTGCTACGTTTTCATTACCAGTTGCATTGCAATAACCTGCAACGCTTCCAATACCTACGTTTCTAATTCCATTACTTAAACCTAATGCATAGCGACCAATTGCTAAGCTTCTTTCAGCAGTTGTTGAATAAGCCATTGCATAATAACCAACAGCCATGTTTCTTTCGCCAGTTGTTAAAGCTTTTAATGCTCCAGTACCAATTGCAAAGTTAGCTAAAAGACCAGTTGTAGATAATGTTGAATTTAGTAATGCGTTATTACCAATGGCAAAGTTTTGACTAGAATCTGTAATCTTCTGTAATGCAGTAGAGCCAATTGCAAAGTTATTAGTGCCAGTAGTTAAATCTTTTAATGCACCAGTACCAATAGCAAGGTTATTGTTACCAGTTGTATTATCTTCTAGTGCAGTTCCTCCTATTGCAACGTTATTAAAACCAGTAGTATTATATCGCAATGCAGAGTTTCCAACTGCAACGTTGCTATTACCACTTATATTACTAAACAATGTAGCGTTACCAATTGCTAAGTTATTTTCTCCACCAATTGCTTCTTGCATTGCTCCAGCACCAATAGCAACGTTAAAGTTAGGCGTTGCAGCATCAGAAAATGCCGAGTTACCAATTGCTATGTTGTTGCCTCCAGTAGTAAGACTTTCTCCTGCATTAGCACCAAAAAGCAAGTTATTGCTTCCAGTTGTAATTAATAATCCAGAATTAGAACCAACTACTGTATTACTATCACCAGTAGTTACATCACGTAATGCATTAGCACCGATAGCAGTATTGAATTGTGCGTTAGCTGGACCTGTCGGGCCAGTTGCTTGGTTACCAGCACCAACACCAAGTGCAGTGCTAAAGTTTGGTGTATCATTAGTATATACGTTGATGACTTCTAGTGTGCCGTCACCTCTAACAAAGTCAGATGAAGTTCCACCTCTTGTTACAAATTTATTTGCATTAATTTCAAGAAATTCTGCATCAATTGTTGAAGCTGTTGCTCCCGTAAAAAGTGAAGTAGCATAATCTAATTGAACGTTTGATATTGAATAGGTTCCAGCAGTTACATTTATTGGTTTTAATGCACTTCCCGTGGAATTATTAACAACAACATTAGCTAAATTTAATAAAGTTCCAGCACTTGTTATTGTATAAGTTCCTGTTCCAAACGTTGCAGAAGACCCAATAAACAAACTGCCTAAAGTATTAACTGGGTTAACAACAACTTTGCAACTGAATATAACAGTAGTAGCAGAAGAATTGTTATTGGTTAATGAAAATAGGTTTACTAATTCGTTAAAACGAACAAGTCCCGCACCAGTTATTGATGCTGAAGTGTTAATGTTTCCACCATTCATAATAATGCTGGCTGAACCTGATTTAGCAAAAGTAGTTATTTCACAGTTAGTTATTATAGAAGAACTACTGCTGGAATGAGTAAAGGTTCCAAGACTGCAATTACTAAAGTTTACCCCTGCTGTACCAGAAACTGTAGTTGTTGAAATGCCCATTGCATTAACTCTACAATTGGTTGCGCCTGTTGCAATTGTAAGTGTTCCAGTAATGTTTGTATTGGAGTTAATATTATTAACACTATTCAATGTTACGTTTGCAGCAGCTATTGTTGGACTTTCTGCATACGTTCCAGGATGAACCATGATGTTAAGCTTTGGGCTTGAAATTTCTGTTATAGCTTTACCTATTGTTGCATATGGTTTAAGTAATGTACCATCGCCAGTTGTATCACTGCCATCATTAGCTGATACATGAATTTCATTAGTAAAAACAGTAGATGAAGGACCAGTAGGACCCGTAGGACCTATATCACCCGTAGGTCCCGTCGGGCCAGTCACCGTGGAAGCCGCGCCTGTAGGACCTGTCGGTCCTGTCACCGTGGAAGCATCTCCTGTCGGGCCTGTAGGTCCCGTAGCACCAACTGCGCCAGTAGGGCCTGTCGGTCCGGTTACAGTAGAAGCATCACCCGTAGGGCCTGTAGGGCCTGTAGGTCCTGTAGAACCAACTGCACCAGTCGGTCCTGTCGGGCCAGTCACAGTGGAAGCATCTCCTGTCGGACCTGTCGGACCTGTACTTCCTTGTGCACCTGTAGGGCCCGTAGGACCTGTAGGGCCAGTCGAGCCCACAAAACTAAAAGCTAAAGTTAGTGAACTGTTGTTAGCAAAAGCTGCACCAGTTGAAGAAACAAGAGTTAAACCAGTTATATCTAAATAACCACTTTGTTGTGTGTAACCAGTTAATCTCCATGTTTGTGTTTGTATGCCTCCTGCACCAGACAAAACAAATTGATATGCGCCACCGTCAATAAAGTTTTTTATAAAAGTACTAGCAAAACCAAATAAACTATAATCATCAACGCTAATAGTTGTTGCAGAGTTTTGTGTTACGTTATTCCAAAGAAGTTTTCCAAAACCAGGGTCACCAGAAGTTGCACTAGTATTAGCTCTATAGGGTAATGTTGTAGTTGTACTTGATAATGCATAATCTTGAAAAAATACTGGTTCATCGTTTGCATAGTTTGTTGTACCAGTACCAGCGCTAACTAATAACCCTACATCATATTCTACGTATGTTGAATAATATGTAGCACCTGTAATAACCCAATTTTGAAAGTTATAGTTTGTTGATGGATTGAAATCTTGGTCAGTTATTGAAACTCTACCAGCAATAACATTAGTAAAAACAGATGCTAGGTTATTTCCTGCAGCATCTGTGAGGCTAATAAATATTTTTGTTGCAGAAACTTGAGTTGCATTGTTATATGTAATATAACCAGAACCTGGGTCACCAGAAGTAGAAGAAGTTTTTATTTTGTAGTTAAGCAGTAGTTGAGAAACACCTAGTGGTCCAGTCGGGCCTGTGGCACCTGTCGGACCCGTTGCGCCTGTCGGGCCCGTTGCGCCTGTCGGGCCTGTAACAGTAGAGGCTGCTCCTGTCGGTCCAGTCGGGCCTATATCACCTGTGGGACCCGTAGGGCCGGTTACAGTTGATGCTGCTCCAGTAGGGCCGGTCGGGCCTGTAACAGTGGAAGCTGCGCCTGTAGGGCCTGTAGGGCCGGTTACAGTAGAAGCGGCACCTGTGGCGCCTGTTGGTCCGGTCGGGCCAGTCGCTCCTGTCGGTCCCGTAACCGTAGATGCTGCACCTGTGGCGCCCGTCGGTCCCGTCACACCTGTGGCACCTGTCGGTCCGGTTACAGTTGATGCTGCTCCCGTAGGGCCCGTAGGACCGGTTATGGTTGAGGCTGCGCCCGTAGGACCTGTCGGTCCGGTTACGGTAGATGCTGCACCGGTGGGGCCAGTAGGGCCGGTATCACCCGTCGGACCTGTAAATCCTGTCGGGCCTGTAACGGTTGACGCTGCGCCCGTGGGTCCCGTGGGTCCCGTAAAGCCTGTAGGGCCTGTCGGACCAGTAGAACCCGTAGGACCTATCGGTCCAGTTGCGCCCGTAGGACCTGTCGGTCCCGTTACTGTAGAGGCAGCTCCTGTGGCACCCGTTGGTCCCGTAGGGCCTGCAGGGCCAGTAGGTCCCAAAGCTCCAGTCGGACCCGTTGATGTAGTTAAATACGGAAGTCCATTCCAGTTGGTAGTACCATCACCAATCTTAGCTTTGTTGGTATCATACTCATAACCAATTTCGCCGGCAAGCAAAATAGGATTGTTAGCAGTCCAGTTTGCAGCAGTGTCACGTCTTACTTGTACAACAACAGCCATTTAAAATCCCCTTGCATCGTAATCGAAATCTCTTCTTGTTTCAAACACATATTGAGATGTACCAAATGCCGTAGCAGCTGGAGTTAAAGACCCAGCCGTACCTGTGTTAGCATCAAAAGCACCTGCAGCAGTAGTAGTTGAAGTTAAAGCTGTACTATCTGCCTTAAGCAAATAGTGGAATTGAACACTTGATGAAGTGCCGCCATCAATCAAATCTTCTTGTTGGTGGTCTACCAATAGGTCAGACTGTTGCTTAGTAAGTTCTCTTTTAAGGGTGTTCATCATTCTAGACAGCAGCAAGTTGCTGTTGCCCTGAATGGTATTGTTACCCGGCGCACTCCAAACAGCTCTGATAACTACTCCTTATTCTTAATCTTTTGTTGTGTTATTTCAACTATCATAGCCTGAAGTTCGGCATCTGACAAATCTTTAACACTTGATTCAGTTTTAATATTAACAGTTTGAGCTTGCTGCAAAAAGCCAGTAGCCTTTAAATACAACTCGGCACTCTTAGTATCACCTGAGACACCCTTAATGTATAAGGCATCTAATAATGATTGAGTTCTTTCTGGCGATTCCGCTAGACCCTTGACCCCAATGGACCAACGCTCGATGAAATTTTTTTTCTTTTCCCATGTGCCCAAAGTATTAATATGGACTTCATGTTCTTCAGCCCAAGCCTTTTTGGTAGCTGGGGTTCTAGCATTTTCAGGTGTAAGCAGCCAGCTTAGGTATTCTTCTTGGGCATTGGTTAAGAAGAGTGCTTCGGTTCTTGACATGAAATCCTTATCCTTCGGGAAAAAAAGTGTTCTATATGTAAAGATATTCTGTTACATCATATAGATATCGGTGATATATCACAAGTATATCAGAAAAAGATTACAAAAAACTTGTTAATCCTGCTCTTGGTATGGTACTATATGGTTACTCGGGTTCTGCATAACAGGAAAACATGAATAACAAACAAATATTAAAGGTTGGTTATTCAAGGTAACTGTTACTAGTAACCACATTCAAGTAACCATTATAATCGAAGGAGATTAGAAATGCAAACATTTACAGGAACAATAGCCAAGGTGCCTACCGTTGGCGCAAAACAAATAACCTCAGCAATTAAAATAACAGAAGATAGTAAGCCAATACAGATAGTAGCTTTTAAGAACTATTGCCCAGTTCAAGTAACCACAGCATTAACCAGTATTAAAATTGGTGATAGCTTTTGCTTCATTGGCAGACAGAAGAAGAACCCTTCCACAGGTCAACAGGAAATTGTAGTAGAGAAGCTTGTAGAAACAAAGGATTTAAAATATGCCATTGACCCTAACCTTGATTTTATTATAGGTGGTCTGTCTTCCTTTAATAACAAGCCAATCAGCATATCAGAACCGCGCGAAGGATGTAAGCAATATTATACAGATGGTGATTTTTATTGGTATGAAGGTCATAAAGAGAAGTGCCCAACAAGTTTCTAATTTTTTTTTTATTATTGTTTTATTTGCTTAGGACAATATGAGGATGCTATACTGGTAGCCTCTTAGGAACGTCCTGAGAGACCTTAGAAGAGATTCTAGGGTTACATAATCAGTGATGATGAACTAAATAGTAACTTACTAGGTTGGGGACAACTTAGAGCTTTCGTGAGGAAAGGGCCAGGGATTAAGTTCTCTGGTCTTTTTCTTTTATTTAACAAGGAGATATTTGGCATGTTTGAATTAGAACCAGAACACAACTTGTGGGATGCTGAACACCCAGAGTGGTTTATATATGACGTAGAGTTGCTTAATGCTTGGTACTGGGAACAATGTGTAATAGAATTGGAAGGCTAGTACTTAAGCTTAACTAGGTACGGGGGTCTTGGGATTTTATAATAGTCCGTTTGTCCCTACATAGTACGGTACCCTTATGTAAATGGGTATACGGGGGGCCTGGGTGTAGGGGTGTGCCTGGGTGTATGTACATGGGTCTGGTAGCACACTGAGTATGATGAGGGTGCTTAGTGGTAGAGCTCATACATAAGAGAGGACCTAACCTGTTACTGGCCTAGTGGTGATATATCATAGGAATATTATCCTAGTCCTTGCACACCTTGACCATCCTGTGCTATACTATACGTGTCGGTGAGGGAATGACGCGGGGGGCTAGTTCTCTTGCCGGCATATAATACGAATATAATAGCTAAGCCATAATAAGACCCAGGATTGTACAGTATTCCTTCTGTATAGTCCTGGGTTTCTCCTTGTGTAGTAAGGGTTTTGTGGGGGAAAAGCTAAGAACTTGACACTGTCTAGTCCTCTATTCTTTAATTAAAGGATGCCCTATATGCAAAGCAGAGGTGTTCTATCTCTTATGCAGATACAAAGACCTGGATTTATCTTATATTATGATACTTGTATTGAACTTGTATACCTTGATTAAAGATAAGCACTTGAGCATTAGTCTCTCTATGAGTTCTTGTCTTATCACAATTATAATATTAAAAGATTGTTTGTTTTGCGGCGGCCAATCTTAATAAATCCAATGTAAATACAAAAGACCGAGACAACTGGAGTTCGTAGGGTCTGCAGTTGTCTCATTTTAAAACCTTACTCCCTACAAAAGGATATTATACTACTATGAAAACAGAACAAATTGAACAGATTGTTGCGGCGACCGACAATCTTATAGCACAATCAATCAGTGATGCAGTTGCTGAGCAGTTTAAGAAGCAAAATAAGGTTAAGCCTTCTATTAATACTAATATGATTATTGGTATTGTTATTGGTTTTATTTTAATTCTTGCTTTGTTTGCCGGCAATTCCAAACTAAACAATGTTGCTGATACTATCAAACAGGATAATGCTGGAACAGCTGCAGTAGTTACTGGAGCACTTACTGGCTTAGAAGGCACTATCGCAGCAGGTGATGCTGATATTATTGCTGGACTTGATGGTATTCAGACTGGTATTGGTGAGATTAAAGATTCAGTTGCTAAAATCCCGACCAAACCAGTAGTTATTACCAAGGCTCCTGTTACCACAAAACAACAGAAGTATAATAACTGTGTCAAATGGGTTGGGAATGCTAAACTCGATGCAGCAAACTCTAAAATCTATCTTGATGCTTGCTTGACTTGGATTAAGTAGTTT